TTACTTTTTTTTAATCTGTTTAGGTGATAAAAATTTTGTTTTTGCAGCTAAGCATATAGCATATCGCTCTTTATGATATATCATTTCACAAATAATCCAATCTGAACCATTTGGTACATCATCAACAACTTTATATATATCATCACCATCACATCTTAAAGTAGCAAGTCGATATTGAAAAATATCTTGATGTCCTGATACAGACCAAGGAATATTCGCCATATCTAATTGTTCATGAAAAACGTTTGCCCATTCTACCAATTTAGAATCCTTTTCATCCCCATCTGCAATTACCTGAATTTTATAATCATTAGATAGTGGAATTTTATACTTATTATAAAAAAGACCTTTGAAATGTTTTCTATGAATTTCGGCTAATATATCAAGGTTAAACTCCACACCCAATTCGCCAGCCAAAGGTGTTAGTCTTTTCCAAAAATCTTTTACTCTAGTAATGTTCCTTACAGCTTTAGCAGTCAATTCTAATTGTGCTTCATCATTATCATTTGTTATACCAATAAAATCTCTTAACTCTTGATCTATCTTGGCATATTCATGGTTACACTTATAACATCCAGAAACCGTTATCCGATTAACTTTATATTCTGGAGAATACCCAGCATACAATGCTTGCATTGGAATGTGTTCTACTGTTTCCTTATTATCATCAGTAAACTCACAACCACAATTATAACACCTCTTTAAAGATTTCATCTGTTCTGCCATGATCGTATCATTTCAATATTAATGTCTAAATATAGTCATTATTTTAATTCTAACAAAAAAGTTCATCTACGTTTCTTTATCAGCCAGACAACTACATAACCAATGCCTAGCAATAATATACCAGAGAAGACACCGATTGCCCAGCCGCCGACATTCATCTTAGCCTCTTCCCAATTGGTTAACTCTCTTTCTACCGGATAAGAAACCTGTACCACCTTTTGTTTAGCATTCAATAATGAATCATACTTGGCCTGCAGTAATATATGATCGCTATTCAATTCTCGGAACTGTTCTTTTTCCCGGTAAAGTTCGGTCCGGATCACATTTCCTTTGTCGTCAAGAACAATCACAGTTGAATCACGGGTTACAGTCGAATCACGAATTTCTATTTTCTCCCTGATAATTGTCGAATCACGTATTATAACAGAATCACTAGTTTCTGCCTTACTCTCAATCGGAACATACTGAACCCTGCTCCGGCAACCGGTAAACAGGATCAGGAAACATACTATAAAATGAAATATTATCTTCATGGCTGTACGACTATATTAGGAATAAAAGAGGGATATTCCGGAATAACATCATAACAAGGGCACTCTTTGATACGCTCAAAATGATCGATCACTCCGTTATTGTTAGTATCAGGTGAAATGTCCCGGTGCCCGATCACCTGCACAATCTTCCATCGACGGCAAATCTCATTCACCAAGCTATTGATAGCATCTTTTTGCTCAGGTGTCCGGGTGTCAGCCGCCTTACCGGAAGCATCCAAACCTCCTTCGTAGCAAATGCCAATACTTCTATTATTCCAACCTTTACAGTGTGCCCCGACTTCATCTTCATGGCGGCCAGGATAAACCGTACCATCTTTCCGAATGTAATACTGGTATCCAATATATTTTAATGGTTCCGTCTGAACAGGACGCTTAAACCCTCTGGCTTTATGACCGGCATCCAATTGCTCAACCGTATAATCGGATGTTATACGTGTTGCAGAACAATGGATAATTATTGTATCTATCTTTTTCATTTTTATCCTCCTATATTAATACCCATTCTGCGGTTCACGATCACCGCACTTCTTTCTCTCACATCTCTTCAGTGCAAGTTCAAGCTTGACATCCGAATAGCTCTCTTTCAAAGTAAAAAGCTCATCCTGTACCTGTCGAAGCCTTCCGGTTTGTTCTACAAAACGTTCTTCTTTTTCTGATAGCTGTTTTTGCAGGAACTCGTTATACTCACGTAAAGCCTTGAACTCCTCCACATCGGCATGGGCGTCCTCGATACGGGCGTTTGTCTTCCGGTTCGTATAGAAGCTAATCCCCCATTTTATCGCCTCGAATCCTCCTAACGTCCCGATTATTGTTAGTATATCGGTTAATTCTACATTCACTTTACACCTCCTTCCGTTTTTATTTGATCATCTTTGTTACGAGTTTTTTCATTGCCATAAGGCAGTGTTTGTTATTTCTCCGCCTCCGGTCTGTGATAGATGGGAGGCGGATTTTTATATTATTCAGCCTGTTGCTCCTCTTTTAGCGGTTCATCCAAAATTTTGACATACGTCGGCATCGTGAACTCAGAGAACATGCCGTTGCGATCTATGAAGTCAACACGTTGTTTGAGGTATTGAAGTTCTTCATCAGTCAAAGCTATATCTGTTGTTTCTGTTATGGCCGCTGCATCAGTAAATCCGATATTGATTTGGCCACTCCCCATATCCTTGATAACGATACGCTTCTGATCAACCTCCGAGATCGCTATCTTACTGTCTATCGATACTTTCAGTTCCATGTTTTTTCTCGTGTCAAACTGTGGTAACACGGTGTTGAGTATTAATACTCTGTCTTTTAATGTCAGTTCCATATTGTATGTTTTTATGATTGTTTGCATTGTAATTAATAATGTCTATTGAATAGATACCATCCCTGGTTAAAATAAGCGAACGTTGCACAGTCACCCTTATTCATGTCAAGTGTCATGCTGTTGCCGTTATTGTCCAACAATGGTGTATCAGAGTTTTCTGGTTCTATTCTGATACCTTCGGAAGAGAACTTCGCCACGATCACATGCACAAAAATCACGGAATTGAAACCGACTTCGCTCCACGAATCTCCGTATTCCGGGTGGACTTCTCCCATTTTCTTTGTGATCGTCGACCGGGAAGGGAGATAGACGCTAAGATACGTACTGGTACTGAAGACGAACGTGTCCCGATAACCGATGTTCAGGACGATTGTATCACTCTTGTCCGACGAGGGTGCATAACGGGCAGTCGAGATCGATCCGTTGACCTTTAAACCTCCAATGCAGTATAACGCATAGTTGCGCCGTCCACCATGAACATCTATCACAGCCCCATAATTTATATCGTTGTGATTAGTTGTATACTCAAGGCGCATCAAAGCACTTGTTCCCCCAAGCG